AATGTAGGTATAGAAGGTAGAGTAGAAAAATATAGACCAGATACATTTTTTATTAATACACAAGACCGTTGGTTAACAACAACAGGAGCAGAAAAGGCTGGAAGAATGGTAGCTGAAGAAATCCAGAAAACATCAAATAGAAATGAAACAACAACATTTCAACACGGAACGCCAAATGCTATATTAAAGACAGCTAGTTATGTTCCAAAGAAATACGAAGAACCAAAAAAACATCAATTAGAAGGTTTTGATGTAGGACATTCTAATGCCTCAGGAGCTGGTCCCCATAATGATAAAGATCAACAATTAAATAGTCATACAAATTATGCTAATAATAGAGCAATTAATTTACAACCACAAACCTTTGGTTCGGGATTTTCTAGAGCTATAGGAGCTGCTATTGCTCCAGTTATGGATATTTTGAAACCATCAAGAAAAGAGGAATATAGTTGTAATATGCGTATTTTTGGTAATTTAGGTGGCGAAGTTCCAGGAAATTATGTAGTAAACCAAGGTGATGTTCCTACAACAACGATAAAAGAAACAACTTTGTATAAGCCAAATGGATATATTGGTAATCAAACAGATAATGCTGCTTATTTGGTGAATGATCAACAACCAATAGCAAACCAACGTGATACTACAAATTGCTCTCAAGTTATGGGCGTTTCATCAAAATATGGAAATAGACAATATGATTCAGTTTACAGACAAACTAATAGTGAAGCTAAAGAGAAAAGTATTGCTGGTAGGACTAATCAAGGTAATACTAATCAATTTAACCCTTATATTAATGTAACATTATCAAAATTAGATTCAGATCGTGAAAATAATAGATTATGGGCACCCCAATCAGTAATTCAAAATGGACCATCAGTTCAAACCTATGGAAAAGCTAATATGCCTCAATATTATGATAATTGTATTGGTTGTGATCGTATTTCTCCAGATTTGTTAAATGCTTTTAAAGAAAATCCATATACACATAGTTTAACAAATTCTGTTTAAACCATAACAAATTTATTTCTGTAAATAATTTAATAATATAATAAATTAAATTATAATATCATTTTCAAAAATAATAAATACGTAATATTAAAATATAAAAACACTATTTTAATATTAGTAAACCGTTTTAAAATGACAATAAATATTCATGAAAATATAAAAGAAAAACTTAAATACTTTCACAATATAAAAAAAATTCCAAATATAATTTTTAATGGTCCAAGTGGTTCAGGTAAAAGTACAATAGTGAATGAATTCATTTCATTAATTTATCAAGGTAACAAAGAAAAAATAAAGAATTTTGTAATGTATGTTAATTGCGCGCATGGAAAAGGTATAAAATTTATTAGAGAAGAATTAAAGTTTTTTGCGAAAACACATATAAATTCAAATGGTGGAGATACTTTCAAAAGTATAATATTATTAAATGGAGATAAACTAACAATGGATGCTCAATCAGCTTTAAGAAGATGTATAGAATTATTTAGTCACAATACAAGATTTTTTATAATTGTTGAAGATAAATATAAGTTATTAAAACCAATTCTATCAAGATTTTGTGAAATATATATATCGGAGCCTGAATACAAAGGAAAACAAATAAATCTATATAAATATAATTTAGAAGAATCATTTAAATTATCTAGTGTGAAAAATCAACGTTATGATTGGTTAAAAAAGGAAATAAAAAAATCAATTTTGGATGAAGAAAAAATGACTGAAATAGCGATTGAGGAATTTATTATAAAATTATATGAAAAAGCATATAATGCGTTAGATATAATAAATTTAATAGAAGATGGAACAATATCTTTATCAGATGAAAAAAAGTATGAATTGTTAATAGCATTTAACAAAGTAAGGAAAGAATTTAGAAATGAAAAATTATTGATGATGTTTGTTATAAATTTTACTTTTTTAGATAAAGAAACTCAATTGGAAAACATATCATTTATGTAAAATGTAATATATTTTGATTAATATTTCACAATATATTGCTTTAAGATTATATAGTCGTTTTATCAATAACAACTTCTTTGGAAATATTCTTAATAATTTTATTATAGTTTTTTTGTTGTTCTTCCTTAGTTGAACCAGACATAACTTCGCATATCATTTTCATATATTTATCATTTTGTTTAGATTCTGGATTATTATATTCTGGATTTGCTTTTTGCCATTCGGGAATTTGTTTAATATTTTTATTAGCAACGATTTTTATAGCATTTGTTAGTTTATCTTTAGTATCATTATCCTTAATCCATTGATTATCATCTTTAATATACAAAACATCTCTTTTTGAATCACTACAATGTATTGGTCTTTGAGGTAGATCTATATCATTTAAATTTTTAATAAAAATTTTGCTAATACCTTCCGCATAACCTAATTTGCCAGTTTCTTCAAGATCAGTAATAGATAATTGAATTTGATTCACAAAATCTGTTAGATTAATTGCGTCTTTACAGGTTTCATTTAAAAATACATTAATGTTAAATTTGTTATTATTTATAGTATTATTAATTGTTCCAGAATTACCATTGTTAGTTTGGGCAATTTCAAATAATTTGGTATTTTGTTCCATAAGTTGTTTATTTTGTTGTGAAAGTTGTTCAATAAGTAATTTATTTTGTTCCATTAAATATTCTTGAACATTTTTGTCATCTTTTATAACATCAATAATCATTTTTGTTTTATTTAACACTTCACATTTTTTAATATGTTTCCATAAACCACTATTGGTCTTATACATTTGTTTGCAGTGCTGACATTTGTATTCATTATTCTCATAATTTGCTACTTTTGCTATTTCCGATTTGCTACTTTTGGAAATATTATGTTTATCAGTTGCTAAATGTTTATCATAATTTGATTTTCGTGACGTAATATAGTAACAAAAATCGCACTCATAAATCTTCTTAGTTTTGCTATTTCCTAAGTTTTCCATTTATTTCCTAAAGTAGCAAAATAAAATATTTTTAAGTACTTTTTTAAAAAAATGAGAAAAAAAATATCGTAACACATTTTTTCCACTTTTTTCAAAATTTAGAGCATTTTCGTCACAAATCCGTTTTCAGAGAGTCTTTTTCAAGACTTTTTTGGGAAATCCGAAAATGGACATTTTTAAAATGTCCAAAATCCATTTTCCTTTTTACTTTTTGGAAAAAATTTGTTACTGAAAAATACTACCAAAATAAACTAACAAAATATCTGATGATTTATGCTAACACTACAGAAAAAATAATTGTTACGATAAAAAAACATATAAAATTTTAAAATTTTAGAAATAAGTTTAAAATATAAAAATTAAACATCAAATAAATACATTATGGATGATTTCAATGTTAGTTCATTACATGAATCAAAGAATGAGTGGGGCGCAAGATTATTAACAATATTAACGCCTTTATTAATTGAAGGATTTAAATCAATTTTTGATGAATCATATAAACTTTGTAAAGAAAACGGAGAAGTAGATAAATATTTAATGACATTTCAAAACTTTATTACAAGAATTCCAAAATGGAATGCGACAATAATTGAAACAGAACGTAAAAGAATTGTTGATAGAAGTAATTGTTCATATTTAGAAGAATTAGTAACATGTATTCATATAGTTCAATTAAAGATCTTAACAGCTATGCGTGTAGGTCAAAAACAGAAAAAAATAGATATAAATATTCCAAAGTTGGATGATTTTATTCATAAAGCATACATAAATGTTGCTAGAAAAATATATAAAAATGTTTATCTATTTGAATTAAATATATCACCATTACAAGTTCAAAAACATAATAGAGAACTAGAAATAATAGTTCAAGAATGTATATTAAATGCTGTTAGGGAAAGTATTCCTGTAGAAAGTATTTTAAGAGCTTATATGGATGAAACAGTTGAAGAAGATATTGTTGAAGAAATAAAAGAACAAATAATAGACAATCCAAATCCAGTAGCTAAAACGGTATCGGAAGCTATTTTTGAAGGTAAAAATGAAAATGTTAGTTTAAAGTTTAATGATGTAGATACAGTTTTAAGTAAAAACGGTGAAGAAGAAATGGTAAATGCTCCTAAAACAATTGAACGCCTTGAAGAAATTAGTACATTGAGAAGTTTAGCAAGAAAGATGGAAGAAGCCGAGGAAGAAGAAAAATTAAATATATCAAATGAAGAGGTATCATTAGATGGTTTAGATGTTCATGTAATAAATCCTCCAGAAATAAAATTAGATAACGATTTATTGTTAGAAGATATAGAAGTTTTAGCATAATTTGCCACCGCACGCCTCATTTTAGAATAAATTGGTAGGCACTTATAAACAATTTTTAAGGAAAAAACTAGGCAAGCAGAAGGTGACTTTTAATTAACGTAGTTTTCCGATATTTAATAGGAAAGGTTCGGCAAGCAGCAAGTGACTTTTAATAAACGTAGTTTTCCGATATTTAATAGGAAAGGTTCGGCAAGCAGCAAGTGACTTTTAATAAACGTAGTTTTCCGATATTTAATAGGAAAGGTTCGGAAAACGTAGTTTTCTGATAAATGCGTTAATAATAAATAAGAAATTTAAAAATATATTTTACTATGGATAATATATTTTTAATAGCAGGAATAATATCTATAATTTTTTTAATAGCAAAGTTTTTAGAAATGAGATATATAGATAAAGAGCCAAAGCCATTGAAATACTTAATAAGAGATACATTATTAGTGTATTTAAGTGTAGTAACTGGTAAATTTGTAGTAGATCAATTAAATCCAATGATTCATGAAACAGTGGCGCCGGTAATACCTATAGCATTTACAGATAATCCCCCATTTTAACGACCTGTCCATACTTTTACAAATGGATAAATAACTCTTTTATTTTTTAGATCTTCATTGTATTGTTCATAAGTATAATCAAATGATTTATTTTTAGATAAAATATCACCAAAAAGCGAACTGATTTTGTTTAATTGTGGATATTCTTGAGTAAATAACACTCCCATAATACGTTCTAAACAACAACGGTCAGATCTATTGTGAATTACATTTACTAAATTAGTAATATTATATTTATTTTGTAATGATTCTAAGAATGATAATTTTATATAGCATTGTGTTCCAAATACTAAATTAAAAGAACTCTCTTTATTTACTTTATTTAATCCAAGAATATTAATATCATTTCCTTTTAATTTTCTAATAAGTTCATTATTATTATTTAAACAAGAAGAAATACGAATTGAATTACCTGAGTTTTCTTTATCATAAATATGATGCCAAAATGGCATAACAGGCATATTAAAAGTTTCAAAAGGCACTCTTCTATGAATAAAACAACTATCATGAATAATAACCGCACTAGGAAACCATTTATATTTTAATAAATAAATATATGGAAGAATTTCTCCTCTACCAGGATATTCAGAATTAATTATAGTTAAATTTTTATATGGAAATTGTGCTTTAACAAAATTTTTGTTACTATTATCATCAATAATAACAATTTGTTTAAAAGGATAAAAAGTCCTAATAAGTTTTACACATTGATTCCAATATCTATTGGTTTTTGCTGAATTGACGTGGCGTGTAATAATAAATCCAAAATCATTCATTAAAATAATATATAATATATGAATAATATTATTTTAATATTTAAATTAATAGAATATTTTAACAATAACATGGTAATTCATCAATATTAATAATTTGTTCATTTTGTATATTATTCTTATTAGATACAATAAATTTACTAAATTCTTTGCGTTCTAGTTGTGCTAAAGGAGTATGATTATGAACATAACGAGCAATCATTTTGTATAATTTAAAGTCCGGATAACGTTCTGATCCATTATTTTTATATAAAACGTTAATACCATTATCGTCAATACACCATTCAACAATAAGTTTAATAATTGGAGAACATTCATCAATATTTTTAATCATATCAAAATCATCAACAACATAATCAAAAATAGAACAAGCTAATCTACATAAATCAAAACTGAAATTAGGTTCTAATCTAGGTTTTTTCTCATTATAATAAGGTTCAGTATTATATTGTGTCGCAGCATCACCACCAGTTTGAAAGCTATCACTACAAAAAAGTTTACCATTGAATTTATAAATAGCACGTCCAAAATCTATGATTTTATATAATTTGCCAAATGTGGGTACTTTATATGTTTTCTTTTTATAAGTATAGTATAAAAATTTTTTATTAGTAGGTATATACATGATATTATTTGTGTGTAAATCGTTGTGCGTAAAAGAAAATACTTTTTGATAAGTTATAAGAATCATAATAATTTGCATTAAAGCAGAAAACCATTCATCATCGGATAAATTACCGTTAATAATTAAATTATCAAAAGTATTATCACAATGTTCCATACATATTACTTGAACTGGGAATTTTGGAAAGGTAGCAAATAGAGATTCTTCTTCAGTATCGTCATGACTGAAATCATAGTTATCATTATCACTGTCATCGTCTTCAACATCGTCATTAATATTTGAATTATTATCAGATTTATCGGAATTATAATTTTTTTTATCATTATCGTTAGTATAGGATGTTCTAGAGGAACAAGTAGAACCAGATTTAAGAGTTTCAGATTTTTTGTCTTTAATGGAAGAAATTTCAAAATCATTAGAATTAGTGATATCAATTAATTCAACACCCATTGTTTTGATATCATTTAATGAAATATGTGAATTTTGAAAGATATTATTAAAAATATTTTCATCAATAGATTTTAAAGATAAAGCAGATGAGTTTGATTTTAAACTATTAGATATGTTTAATGGTTGTAATTTTTTAGTTTCTTTATTAGTAATAAGATGAGAATAATCGTCAATATTGAATAATACATTTTGTTGTTTTACAAAAAAATCAGATTGTATAAGAAAATCTAAATCATCAATAATATTAAGTTTATAATCATTTTTAATAGCTAAGAATGATCCATAATATTCAACTCCATGAATAAAATTATGTTCATGTAATAATTGATTAGTTAAAAATGAAAAAAATCCATCAATATATGAAGAATTATTGGGGTCAGATATTTTGCTATGAACAGTAATATTTTTATCAAAAGATGGTAAATTAAATAACTGCGTATCTAAATAATTATATTTGCCAACTAAATATTTAAAAGGATCCAAAAGTGGAGCCATTTTAATAAAAATTTTCTGACTATGAATCATGTCATGTTCATCATCAATATTTTTTAATTTGGATAAAAAAACATGTTGATGTTCAGTATTATGTTTAATATCCTTAATATCAGATATAGACCATTTATGATTTAAGTTAATAGAGTTAAAATTATAATCATTTAATGAAAAAAATCTTTCATAAATGGGAATGTAATTTTGAACATCAGATAAATTAATATTTTTGTTAGTTAGGAACTTGTTAAAAAGAGCGGTATTTTTGCGTTTTTGGTAGTTAACCGAAATAGTCATTAGCTAAATAAAATATAAATTAAATAAATATTTAACTAATTATTTTATCAATTATTTAATAAAATTATAAATTATAAATTTGCTAAACAATTGAGAAAAAAAATTGCGTAAATAAAATGTTTTTATTTAGTATAATAATTATAATGAATTTGGAATTAAAAAGGTTTGATATGAAAAGTATTAGTTTTAAACCTAATGAGTCAAAAGGACCTGTAATAGTTTTAATTGGTCGTCGTGATACTGGTAAATCGTTTTTAGTAAGAGATTTATTATATTATCATCAGGATATTCCAATTGGTACTGTAATTTCAGGGACAGAAGAAGGTAACGGTTTTTATGGCAAATTAGTGCCAAAATTGTTCATTCATAATGAATATAATACAGCTATCATTGAAAATATATTGAAGCGACAACGTGGTGTATTGAAGCAAATAAAAAAAGAAATGGAGCAGTTTAATAGGTCAACAATTGATCCAAGAACATTTGTAATTTTAGATGATTGTTTGTATGATAATACATGGGCGCGGGATAAGATGATGCGATTACTTTTTATGAACGGTAGACATTGGAAGGTCATGTTACTTATCACAATGCAATATCCTTTAGGCATCCCTCCGACGCTCAGAACTAACATTGATTACGTCTTCATTTTGAGAGAACCATATATCGCAAATAGAAAGCGTATATACGAGAATTACGCAGGTATGTTTCCAACATTGGAATCCTTTTGTCAGGTGATGGATCAATGTACAGAAAATTATGAGTGTTTGGTAATAAATAACAACGCAAAGTCAAATAAACTACAAGACCAAGTGTTTTGGTATAAGGCAGATGCTCATAATGACTTCAGATTAGGGTCAAAAGAATTCTGGGAGCTATCAAAACAAATAAATGATGACGACGAAGATGAACAATATGACCCAAATAACGTGAAGAAACGTGGTCAGGGACCAAAAATAGCGGTAAAAAAGAGCAAATGGTAATAATCCGCTTTTAAAATAAAAAAGCGGTTTTTGTAAAGCTAGATTTATTATTAAAACTTGCTTTTGTTGTTGCAAAAGCAAGTTTTATTTTAATAATATTTTTTATAATCTAGATAATAAATAATTTCGCTTTTAAAATTCGCTTTCATACTATATAAGCAAAAATTATTACTTAAAGATTAGACAAGAATATTATTATAATAAGATGACAGGCTTTAACATTGTTGACCTTATTGAAAAAAATCCTATTTCAAAATTATCCAGCACATATAATAGCAAATTAATATCCAAAATCCAATCAAATTTTTCTGGATATGAACAACAACTATTTGTAACTAGTTTTTATTGCTACTTAAATTATGATAAATCAAATGATTTTGTAGTTGATTTAGATGAACTATGGGAATGGTTAGGATTCAAACAAAAAGTAAACGCAAAAGTAATATTAGAAAAACATTTTAAAGTTAATATTGATTATAAAATTCTTGCTCCTCAAGAAGGAGGAACTAATATAAACTTGCTTTCCGCTATCGCAGAGCAAGATTTTCAGAGCAAAAAACATGGCGGACAAAATATAAAAAAAATTTTTTTAACAATAAAATGTTTTAAGTCATTATGTTTAAAAGCTCAAACGAAAAAAGCATCTGAAATTCATGAATATTATATTAAATTAGAAGACGTTTTACACGAAGTTTTGGAAGAAGAATCAAATGAATTAAAGCAAAAATTATTGAAAAAGGAAAATATTATCTTAGAAAAAGAAAAAGAAATTGAAAAAACAATAATTAAACAATTCCCATTAAATACGGAATGTATATATTTTGGAACAATTGATAATACAAATGATTCAAATGAAAAATTAATAAAATTTGGACATACAAATGATCTTTCAACAAGAGTATTAGACCATCATAAAAAATATACAAATTTTAAATAGGTA